TTGCGTCAGCCAATTGCTGTAATGCTTTATCAGCATACTCGTTACCAGTACTTTCGATCTCGTAACTTTCACCCTCCGACTCTGTCTGTACTTCAGGTAGTCCCGGTTCTTCAGTTACTTCAGTAACAGGCTGTGCTGTTTCTTCTGGTGTAACTGCCTCTTGGACTACTTCAGTACTCTCTACTGCCTGCTCCGCTTCTGGTGCTGTGGGCATTTCGTTCGTGTTAGCGGGTTCTGCTTGGCTTAAGTCTGTCATGTATTGCTCCTATTGTTCCTGCTCCAACCGTTGTCCGGCTGTATCTACTTCCATTTGATCCATCTTAGCTTTTTCCATCTGTGCCTGCTCTTGCTCGGCACGTGCTGCCTTATCCTCTTCGGATAGGAAAGCCATAGCAGCATCAAGATTGTTGTTAGCTGCAAGGAATTTAAGTATGGAGTTAATATCTAATTCACGCCTTACCTCTTCATCAATTTGTCCTAGTAAGGACGCATCTTGAATAAATAGACGATACGCATCGAGATCACCTGACCGTGAAAGTACATCAAGCCCTGTTAGTATAATAGGCTCAACACTCTTACCGTCAATCTTAAAGTCAATACGATGTAGCAACAGTCGTGCTACGGGAAGTTGGAACGTTTGAGCAAGTCTAGTGTAGACTCCACCAAGAGAGGTCTCAAGCTCACGTGCAATCATACGAATCTCTTCAGCGGTGACACGTTCTGCGTCACGTACGCCTGATGAATCCATTAGGAATGCTTTGCTTAGTCTCTGCTCGATACGCGCTATGCGTGCTTCAATGATCTGTAGGTCATTATTCTTATTCATTTGCAAGAGGCTAACATCTTCTTCTCGTCCTGAACACCACTGACCGTTAGGTGTGGTATTTAGTTCAGCAACGTCTGTTAGTCCTGCGGGATTGACCAATCCTTTAACTTGCGATGATATACCAATTATCTCACTAAGCGCTTGCTCTGATATTGATAGTTGGTGGAAGTCACCCGAGTAGTCTTCTACGTATGCTCGTCCGTAATCCTCACCACGCACTAGCTTCCATACTAATGGTACAAACTCTAGAGACTCTACAGTGTCTATACCCGGCCTGTCTGTTATCTCAGTATCTTCGGCCCACTGTGTAGTGTAGTACTTCTTAAGTTGTGGTTGCCATTCGATCTTAGTGTACAAGTCTATCTCACGTTCAGGATCAGGGTCTATTGTGGTAGCATTAGACAGTATCTTGAACTGTACGTCTGTATCGAATGTATCGAACCGTTTAGTATCCTTAGTAATTATTAGGATAGGGAAGCCACGTATGTTACGTTTGATCACGTAGTCACGGATGGAGTACACAGAAGGACTCTCTTCTTGTGCCTTAGGGAAGTACAGCAAACCGTTGCCTGTAACTATCAGGTTAAGTAGCGTAGCTGTGAAGTGCTCTTGAGAACCCATACGGGCAATCTCCATTAGAGCTTCCTTCTCTGCGTTCTGGAACATAGTACCTAGCATGTCTTCTGTAACACGTGCTGCTGCCATTTCTTGAATGAATGCAGGCATAGCTTTAAGTCTGAAGAAAGGACGCTGTGCTCCGAACAAAGTCATACTTAACTTGTTAGCTAAGTGGTTAACTGCCATAGCACCAAACGATTGTATATCATTCTGTAGCTCTGTAGTTTCTGTAGTACCCGCAATAGGGAATACCGAAGGTACTGTCCAACTAGCGTATTCTTCTGCACGGCTGATAATGACCGAACGGTGTGTACTCGCCAGTTCATCATACGTCTGTTGACATGATTTACCGTACATAAAGATTCTCCTATAGACCGCCTAACGGTACTTTTAATTTACGTGAGCCTTTAGCTGCACCTGATGTACGCCTACGTGATTCACTACCACCTAAGTCTACGTTAGCTGATCCTCGTACATTCTGTTGGACCTGACCATAGGTAGGTGCTTCAGGCATTTCAGGTAGCGCAGGCATGTCCGGTGTTAGTGCCTCACCTATTTTAGCTACACCCTTCATTGCGGTATCGAACCCTACCCTAGTAGTAGCATTAGAGCCTGCTGAAAGTACTGTGCCTACCCATCCTCCGGGGTTACGTCTTACCTCTTTATCAATAGACTTACCTGCTCTACCGATTTCTTTACCTACAGATTCAAATGGTCTAGTTACTTGTTTTGTTGCTTTCTTTACAGCCTTCTTAACGGATTTAAAAAATCCCATACCTAATGCTCCTATGTAAGTAGTACTTTCTTTTGCTCTTTAGTAAGTCTAGAAAGTATATGATCAACTACATATCTTTGTCCTGCATTAAAGGCAAGCTCTGCTTCTGTAGTATTACTATCCCATTGTTTAATAGGAAATAGTTTATTTAGTTCATTTATATGTTCACTACTATATAGATTATAAGTAGGAAAAGATTGAGAGTGTTCACCCTGACTACTGTCAGTTTCAGATACTAAATCTTTTAGTTCGGCACTCTCTAAGCTACCCTTACGTCTAAAGATAGTAGATAAAGGTTTATTATACCACTTACGGTCTTTGTTGTTATTTACTTTAATTGAGCTATTATTAGCTATAGTTGACATAGATACGTCAGTCATATTAAGTTCCTTTATCTTGATTATTATACCTTCAGTGTAACAATGTATATCACCCAAAGAAATACTCCGAGTGAAGTACATCACGCACATCCATAGTACCCATAGCAGGACGCTCATTAAGTTCCGCACCTGTGTACGCTTCTATCTCTTCAGCAAAGATAGCTAACCTGTCTACGTTATGGTACATGTTAACAAACGCTACACGTATAGCTCTGTGTAGTTCTGGTATATCTGCTGCATGACAACCGTAATCGTCATGTATTACCATCCAATCATCAATACCTACAGCCTCAAGCATAGACAAAGCTAAATGCGCTGCGTCACAACCATGTACATAATTAGGTGCAGAGCCATTACGTAGTGATACTTTGTCTATCTGATCTGTGTACTCACGTATAGTAAACGCTTCTACACCTGACAATGCAGACCGTACTCTACGCTGCTTAGTCTTAAAAGGTTTTTGATAAATCTTAAACCCTGTAGGAGAAGTCCATACTAAACCTGACTCAGTCTTACCTGCGGCTATAGCTACTCCCTGTAGCCAATCCATACCTTCTCTAGCAGCTTTAACTACTTCACCTATACCATCCCATACACAGTCGTTAAGTAGGTTCGCTGCCTTATTAAACTCCGGGTACTCTATGTACTTCTCACGGTGCTCATCCCTGATCCATCCACCTATGTAGTCGCATGAGCTACGTTTAGTTAATCCGTAAGGTAGCGTCATTACTGACCGCTTAGTAGTACTACGTGTAATAGGTAGCGACACTAGCTTAGCTGCTTCAGGTGATCCTTCACTCTCTAGCTTACGTACAGCAACGTCAGCAACGTCTTTGTATATATCATTAGGCTTAGCACTAGGTAAGACATTCGTTGCTCTGCCGCCTACTGCGTCCCGCAGGATAGCACTAAAGTTCTGTAGTCCATTGCATGATCCATCAAGACCTACAGGTAGATGCGATACAAAGTCTTCACCGTACTTAAGTACTTCAGCGTACTCAAAGACCCATGCAAGGAACTGCAAAGGTTTATCAGCACCACCTATGAACTTAACAGTACTAATGCAGCAAGGGTTCTCAGCAGCTTCACGTACCTGTTTAATAAACTCAGGACGCTCTACATGTGCAGCACGTTCATCGTACGTAGCCTTATCAAAGCCAGTAAGGTTAGAGCCGTGTACCTTGAACCAGAACACACCATCTTCACCTAGACGTTTACCTCTAGCGAACTTCATCTGTCCCTTAGAATGGTCTGCACCTTGAGGCGATAGACCTGAAGTTACTGGATAGAACCTACCTCTGAAGTCACACGTATGCACAAAGAAGAACTGAGGGAACTCCCTGTAGCGTTCTACCATACCAAGTACACGGTGCAGGGCAAGCATGTCTGAGAACCGCTTACGCTCTGCTGTGTGCAGCATAGATGTATCGTACTTCCATGCTTTAAACGCTGCTGCTTGCTTCTCTGTAAGCGTGTTCTTATCTAGCCCTGCTACAGGTGATTCAGGAAACTCATACGGCTGCGACTTAGGATACTTCTTCATTAAGTGAGTCATGTCATTCTGTACTGCCCACTTAAGGAAGTGGTTTGTACGGGAGTTAATAACCCAAGGTGTAGCTTGCATCTTGTTAGCTGCTTGCATGTGCTTAGTGAAGTCACCATCTTCAATGTACTTCTGGTTCTTACTACGTACAAAAGGGAACTTAGTTTGCATTTCAGGTGAGTAGAAACCACCATGATTTAAACTTTCCCAATCTTTAGGTGGTACAATAGTCGGGCCACCCAGAGGACGCAACGACTCAGCAAACCCATCGTACTTACTAAGGTACTCTACTGCTTCGTCTGTTAGCTGTAGTGTAGTAGGATCAGAACGCTTACCACGCTGTACTGCTTTCTTTATCTTAAACAAGGGAGTCGAGTCAATAACTACCTTAGCTACTAACTCTCCTACCTTTACACGCTCTAATGGTGTCCATTCATGCCACGATATATCGAACTCACGCATTTTCATGGTGAGTACTCGGTGTATGTGCCTATGATTAGTAGTACCTTTAGATTTAAAATCCTTGATGATCGTATCGAAGTACTGTGGTTCCTGTTTATGAAACTTATTGAACTTCAACTCGTCCTCAATGCGTGTACCTATTTGCATAAGTGCGTCTTGTAAGCCACGTACCTTTGTCCTTGCATAGAATACGTTATTAAACAGCTCATTCAAGGCAACACCAGTAGCAAACTCAGGAGCCACACGCTGTACTAGAGTAATATATTTAACACCTCTTGCTGCTGTGGCCTTCTTCGCATCACAGTACTGCACTAGCATTTCTGCTGTCTCTGTAATGAACTTAGCGAATAAACTACGAGCAGCACCAGTATCAGCACCGCGTCCTGCTTCTTTAGCCTTAGCTTCATTAGCGTGGTAACGGTCAACAGTTTGTTGTAGCATTTCTTGCTCTAGCTCAATCTGTCGTTCGATCTGATAATCTAGCATGTATTCTCCTGATAAGTTATTAAACTACTTCACAACCACCTGCACCACAAGCTACTTCACCTGCTAGGTCGGTGTTGTCTTCTGTTTCTTTTACTTGGCTTAAGTCAACAGCGTTAAGATGCTGTATCATTTCCTCGTATGTTTCTTTAGTACAGTCTTCAAACGGTGCTTGTACGTACGTGCCGCCATTGTAAGGCAGTACGCTAATACCGTTGTACTCATTCCGGTTGTACCACATCCAGTCTATTACATCAGACCATTCATCATCCTTGATCGAAATAGTACACGATACGTTGTGTGTGTTGTCTCCTGATACGTGTCCGTGACGTACCCAATCTAGGTTATACAAACGTACCCGCTCTAGTAGCTCAATAGGTGGCTCTGTACGCAACACAGCGCCTTCAGGGGCTTTCTGTGGGAAACTTAGTACTGCGCCATTAGGATTGAATGTATCGTCTTCTACAAGCTCTGGTAAAGCTTCTACAAGATACGTGTACAACGCCTCGTTCTTACCTATTCTAATTCTACGAATATAATAATCATTATGCCAAGCGTGTATACCACTAGAACACCCAAGCACCAAAGAGCTAGTACCACTAGGCTTAACAGTGGTAGTACGGGCAGCAGGATTAATCCCCAACAAAGCTGCAACACGTTTATTCTCTTCGACAACTGCATCTG